CAACTGATACTCCGTCGAAGAATGGCCAAAACCTTGTTACAGGTCTTAGACCTTCTGCTTTAAATCTTACTATTCTTGGTCTTATGAACGGTATAGAAATCCTAGAAAGTTCAACAGTATCTGTTATTTCATTAATTACATATGAACCATATGAAATACGTGGAGAGTAACCTGTTGGACTATCAGGGTCTTTTACGAATTGATCATCTCCAGGAGTTTCTGATAATATATTCCCTGTCTGGTTATAAATCGCAGCACCACAATATCCTTGATGATAATATGGAGTACCTGTCATGTTTCCTGTAAATCCTCCTATCGGGATTGACATATTATTCGTGTAATATAAAGGATAACTTACGCTCAGTAGTAATGGGTCTCCGACCTCTTCTACAGCAGTTTCCTCAATAACTTTATCAGGTAATGTTATGGTATCAATCCATTCGTCTGAAGCAGGAGATAACTGTAAGTTACCTATACCTGTTAGAACCGCGAAGGGATTTACATTCTCAAAACCTGTTACTTTAAGTTGTTCTATAGCAGGAGTATGAGTATGTTTGATAAATACAGTATCACCTTTTAATATAGTATTAGATGATTTATCTGAGTCGTATCTAAGGATAACATTATCTTCAATCGTTTGTGGTTGAAGTATACCAAGTGTTGGGTCAATCGCAGCACGATACTCTGGATTTTGTACATCAGTAAATGAGCGGTCATTAAAGTTATCTACAAAGAAACCTGACTTACTACGAGGTCTTCCATCTGAGTCTAAAACGAGTAAGGATGAAGTATCTAGTTCTAATAACGATAATGAAGTAACTTCCTCTAGTTTGTTAACACGTTTTTCTAATCTACCTATATCTTTCATGGTAAATCGTTTTGCCTCAATAGGTCTTACTACAACATCTTTTGCTGTTAAACCAAATGGGTTATGTTCTACTTCAAATAGACCTAGTGTCCCTGCAGGATGGTCTGGTACTGGGGAAGTAAAACCAGAAGTACCTTGTTTCGCTTCTACTACACCCTGAGTATTAATGAAAATTTTATCTGACCTTCTTAGATGGTATTGTGCCGTAAAGGTTACTGTATCACCATTCTTAGGCATCTCACTTATAGAAGCAGAGTCCCCATCAAATTCTCCGTCTTTATCAACCGCGGAACGGAAGTCAAGAACGTCGCGTAAATTTAATATTGTTCTTTCATTTACTTTATAGTCTGGTATATTTCTATAGTCCGAGTCAGTTGAACCATAAGAGTTAACAGAGAAAAAGTCTCCATCTTCTCCGTGAATAAAGTGTTTATATTTTACATAAACATTTCCTGTTGGGGGAGTAGCACCACCATTAAGAACGAGTCTACCAAGACCATAATGACTTGAACGTTGTCCATTATCGAGAGTAAATAAACTTGATAAATCTGCACCATTTGAATCTGTTTGTAGTATTTTACTTACAGAATGTATATCTGTTGCGCCAATATTAACATAAGCAATTCCTGTAACGTCAGAAGCAGAACCATCTGATTCTACAGCACGTGCTATAACTAAATCAGTACTCAGTCTTTTACTTCTTGTAATTGGAGCAGTTTTATTTACTTTTGCATATATTGTTACTGCTTTACTTGCCGTTAAACCAGCAAAGGTTAGTGTTGTACTTCCTGCACCTGTTACAGTATAACCTGATAAAACAGCACCAGTATCGTTACGCACAACAATTATTTCTGACGTATCTGTAAAGGACTCTCCTGTAGCAGGACTTGAGTTTAATACACCTGTTACAGTAAGTGAACCGTCTGCCGCAGAAGATTGTCCTGTTATTATTCTCTGTACTTTATAATTTGGTAAAGATATTGTTTTAGGTCTTGTATGGTCTAATGGGAAAATAAGATTAGTTTTATTTGATTCTTTTATGATTGCTTTACCAAGTTCTAAAAGAGGGTCTGCGTAATTTATTGTACTTGTACCAAAAGATTTGATGTTACGCAACTGTTGTCCAGTATTCATTTTGATATCAAATAAGTATACCTTAAACTGAGTTCCTGAAGGTTCTACATATCTAACTCTTGCTGTTCCTACTGTAGAACCGCCAAAAGTAATAGCACTTCTTAAACTTATAGTATCAAAAGTATTAACATCAAGCGTGCCTTTTAAAACTTCACATATAAAATATTGCCCATACCCAACACCAGCATCCTCTGCCGCTGCTACAGATAAATCTCTTGCTTTATCAAGTTCAAGTACTGTAGCAAATTCGTTTTCTGCACGATAACCGTTTACATAAGCAAGTCCTGGAGACACCGTAATTAATGACTTAGTTTTTGCTACATTTTCTGATAGGTCTGTCGTAAACCTTTTTGCTATGTAGTTACCTGACTCTTCTTTCGTTCTTGTTGCAAGCAAGTCATTTATCTTACTATAATTATCTGTTCCTCTTACTTGATCAACAATCAGACCATCTAATACACGACAATAGTACATGAAGTTTGTTGGTGTTCCACCCGCAATTAATGCGTCAACAAGTGTCTGAGTAGTAAGTTCTAATCTAATACGATATCTATCTGCTCCGGGTGAAGTGATGTTTGGAGTTGTTCCTTGATTATCATATAAGGAATTATCATCAGTAACTGTTATAATATCTTCTAATACTTTAAACCCTACTGTTGTTGTAGGACTCTTAGAATACTTAGAAATAATTAATCCTTGAGCATTTGCTCTTACGAAGTGACCTCTTACAAAAAAATCTCCTGCGTCATTATGTATTTTACAACCAAACCCTACTGCAGGGTCATCAACTGTATTGTCAGTTTGAACCGAACCTGCTGCTGCTCCTAAAGATTCACCAGCATTAAAAGTAACTGCGCTTGCACCATTAGTACCGCCAGAAGTATTTGTATATTGAACATAAATTGTTGCAGGGTCATTACCAACAGGAGCAACATATTCTAATACACGTGCCTTCACTGTTGAAACCGCGCCAGTAAGTTCTGTACCTACTAATGCTGGTCCATCTGTTGGAGTAGTTGCTAATTTTACGAAAGGGTAAGAATTATTTATAGATGGTCCACCTGGATTTACAGCAGCACCCTCTGTAAATATATTTCTACCAAAACGTTCAACCTCTTCCTGAATGATTGTTTGCATCTGAGTGAGTTCACGCGCTTGTAACGCACGACCACTATTGAAAAGTATTCGGTGAAAATTGTCACTACTGTCAAAGTCATCTTTATAAGTTGATGAAAAGACATTCGATGTAAATGTAGTTGGCATTGCTTTTTTATCCTAAATTTGTATTACTATTTTAATGTCTTCAGTTTGGTCTGCAGAACGAGTTACTGCTGCTCTATTATCTATATATAGCACTTCTCCAGTAGATGAATGAATTTCACCTGCAGTTAAAAAGGTTGAAGCATGAGTTGTCGCCTCTCCATCACCATCTGTTTCTGTAATATTTTCACCAGCACCAAAGGTTCCATAACCTGTAGTATCATTTTGATGAAAAAATAAACTAGCACCGTCAACTTTATCAACTACTGCTTTAAATCCTCCTGAACCATCACTTACTATAGTCTTATCAACAGTAAAAGCATCATTCGCCGCTGGGGTTCCTGTAAACGTCATCTTTCTCAATGCTATAGCAGTAGATTCACCACTGTCTAATAGAACCGCAACTCCCCCATCACTATCTGCACCAACCCTTGGATTTTTAATAAGTCCAACTTGACGGAAATCGTTTCCTATAATAAAGTCTCCGCTACCTTGAGCACCTGTTGGTTTTACAGCAAACATTACTCCGCTTGCCTTTAGGTCTTGTCTTGGGTCATTACCCAAACCACCTTCAGAAGAAAAAATAGGTCTTATCTTTGCTGGTTTTGATGGTGTTCCACCCGTAGATGTTACTGTCGCGTTTATGTAATTTTTTCCTAATGGGAAAGCAGGTTTATCAGCAGAACCAGCACTATCATCAATTTCAACAAGAGTTACTTTCTGAGCAGTCAAAGTTGCTTTAACGTGTGCCCCACTACCGTCTCCTACAACTGTTAATGTTGGTGTAGTACTATATCCTGCTCCACCTGAGTCAAGAACATACCCCACTATCTGACCTCTAACTGCAGCATTTTGTACTGCGAGTTGTTCTATATCTGCTGCTTGTGAATTACCATCAGTTGCACCTTGTAGTTTTACGGGAAGAAAGTTTGCTGCCATAAATTTACTTGCATCTAACGCAGATATAGAATATAAAAATTTCCAAGCATAATCATCGCTTGTTCTAAATGTTATTCCATCAGTATTGCCAGAGGGTTGTACTGTTGAAACTTTCGCAGTACCATTGTTATTTCTTGCTTGTTGAACACAAATATAAACTTGATTGTTATCGTTCATTACATAATATGTTTGTGTAGGATATCCTACTTGAGCATCATTATACGGTGAGTATACTGTGTTCGAAGTCCAGTTGTGACGAGGAACAACAAAAGTCGCATCCGCAACTCTCATTACAGATTGAAGAGAATTTCTAAACCTTCTTGACTCTACATCACTATTTACTACGGTAGGTGCAGTATCTGTTGCATTCCAATCTTCTGACCTACCAATGCCAATAAAGTAGTTATTAGCACTACTATCGAAGTTATCCAATATTAGTTGGATATTCTCTCTTTTAAATTTATCTGTTATTATTGCCATTTTAAGTTACTGCCCCACCATATGTTGATATTAATGCCCACTCATCTCCGTCCCATACTATCATAGCACCTTCGTGTTGCTGTAGTACAAGATTATTTCCTGGTTGAAAACTTGTTGGAGTGACTGTTACTGTTCCTGAATTTTTGTTTGTTAATATTTTAGTTTGTCCTATAACCGTACCATCAGCAAGAGTTGCTGTAAAATCAGAATTGCTGTTTAATAATACTGTTGTTGTATTAAGACTTATAGCACCTGCACCTGTTAATGATTGTGACGCAAAAGAAATACTATTACTTACTACGACTGGTGGAGTAATCGTAATTACTCCTGTTCCCTTCGCTCCTAAACTAAAACCAACGTTAGTATCATCACCTGTTGCTTCTAAAACAGGATTACTACTTGATGCGGAATTAGTTATTTTAAAATGGTTTACTGCATTTGCTGTGGCAGGAACTTCTATAACTTCTGCGTTGTTAGTATCATTTATACTTGTTGTAATCTTAGGAGTAGTGATAGCAGGTGAAGTAATAGTAGGTGTTGTAAGTGTCTTATTAGTAAGTGTTTGTGTGTGAGCATTAAATGTAAACTCATCATCGCCCGCAAGTAAAGGTAATGTTACATTTCTATCTGCCGCAAGTTCTGATACTGCAACGACATACTGATGGTCTGAACTAGTATCATTTATTTGTGGTGTTGTCAAAGTTTTATTTGTAAGAGTTTCTGTCGCAGTAATAAGAGATACTGTGCCTGTAAGGTCTGGAAGAGTAATCGTTCTATCTGCAGTTGGGTCTGTAGGAACAAGAAATGTCTGATTAGTATTACCAGTGAACTGAATACCATTTGTGTCTGAGTCAAATGAAACACCTGATGAAAAAGTACCAGATGTTGCTCCTAATAAATCGTAGAGTTCCGTGAAGTTCTCATTAATCTTTTGCGCACCCGCACGGAGTGTATCACCTGTGCCGTCGTTCGCAGAACTTCCCTTATTTAACGTTTGCTTTGCCATTTATAATATCCTAATTCTTTATTCTATTTATATACTTTTTTAACTCAAATGACCAAGATTTAATAAATATTGGTCGGAATCTGAACTATAAAATACGTGTCTATCTTGGTCTAATGTCTCGAAAGTGAATTCATTTGAAAGGTCAATACTTGAATCATCAAAGGTTGGTGATGATGCAATCTGTGCCTCTCGTAAATTCCCATATTGGTCTTGTATTTGTTGTAGAGTTACACCACTCGTTCCGTCAAACGACATACTTACAATCTCTGGTCTTATCCTACTAAGTATTCCGTCTGAGTCTGTACCAACATCGTCTACAAGAGAGGTGTTGTCAATAGATGCGAATGTCGCGAACGATGCCTGACTGTGAACCGCGAATGGTGGTGGCGGTTCTATTGTTACATCAGGTGCTATTATAGAATCTAATACCGAACTTACTATTTGTATTTCTGAACCCAAAAAAGTTCCGGCAGGATGAACGAATAATTTATATGCGTCTCTCCAAGTACTTTCTCCGATACTAATCTTTATAAGTATCGCGTGTTTCTGATACAATTTATTATTAGTAATAAACTTTTGACTTTCAGAACCTATATGATCACCTACATTAAATACATTATTTTTTGTATATACGACATCAGGGTCTACACCAAAGAATGTTCTAAAGAATTGTTGTATAGAATACTTCGTTCCTTTTGACCTGAATAATGTATTAGAGTATTTTGATGCTGCACGTTTGTCTTGGAAACCTTCAAAGAAAGACTGACCCAATAATAACTCGTCTTCAATAAAAGAAAGGAGACTTAAATCAGTCTGTGTTATATCTCTACTGATAAATAATTCGTCTACTAGTCTAGAAGGTGAGTCAGATGAATTTTCAAACTCATAATATTCTTCAAGTAATGTAATTAATTTAGGATACTCTTCACGGAAAAACTCTGGTAGAATTTCCTTTACCTCATAACGAGGGAAAACAAGTTCCCTTCTATTATAATCTGTAAGAGTGTTATCCTTATTATTTGCCATTAGTTGATAACACCGTCAGCAACATTTACAATCCTAGTGAAAGACTTATCTCCATCTAATTCTATAA